TCGACGCCCCACACGATGTAGCGACGCACCTTCGCCTTGGCGCGCGGATCTCCGAACACCTTCATTCGTCGTCACCGCCTTCTGCCGTGCGGTACAGCATCTGCATGTTGTTCGCGCAGATATTGCACACCGGCGTGCCGTGGATGTACCGGATGTCGTTCACGCTGCCGCAGAACGCACAGCCCGGCGCGTACTTGTGCAGGATGATGCCCTTCCCATCCGTGTAGATCTCGACGGGGTCTTTCTCGTTGATTCCGAGCGTCCGCCGCAGCTCCTTCGGGATCACGATGCGGCCGAGCTCGTCGACCTTTCTGACGATTCCTGTTGCTTTCATTGGTTTCTCCTTTCTCTTGACCTATCTGGCCAACATCTGGGCAAGCGCCACAGCGCTGATGCCCTCTTTCCCGCTGACGTTGTACCGCTCGCGGCACACCCGCCGGCTCTGCCCTGTATAATTGCTGACGTCCGTCACCGTCAGCACCCGGCGTCCGCCGGTGAATTTCAAGATTTCCTCCAGCTCAAGCCGGAAGGTTTCTTTTTCTCGCGGCATATGTACCTCTCTCCTTTTTGAAATCAGATAAACCGGCGTCATTCTCCGCCCGGGTCATCCCCTGACGATCCGGCGCAAAAGCGCTCGAAGTCCTCTTCGGTTCCGGCGCGGAACCGCGCCACATCAATGCCGGTAATGCTCAGCTTCGACGCGCCGGCCTTTACGTCAAGGCGGATACCGTCAACGCCGGCGCCGATCATTACGCCGTCGAGCAATACCGCGCTCTGCCTCCCGTTGCTTGCAATCATCAGCTTGGAATAGCTTGCGGCCGTGTCCGGCAGCCCGCTTTTCAACCGGTCGAGCTGCTTGCGGAGCTTCTGAAACTCCGCGACCGTCTTGTAGTTCTCCGCGATTTCCTTATGCAAAGCGGGAGCCAGCTCCTGCGGGATTTCAACACCCAGCCCGGACAGGATGCTCACGATGTTCTCCACGCTGTACCTCCTTCACTTATTTCTGCGGCGTCATGCCAGAAGTTTCGACCACACCAGAATCACCAACGTGATCGAATTCAGCAGTGTCGCTATGGATAATAGGATGTATCCAGCTCTTGTTGGCTTCATAGAATTCGTCCTTTTGTTCCTTTCCGGCACTAAATGTGCTATTACGCTTGATATTTAGCGCAATATGTTGTATATTTAATGTATGTCGTGTTACCAGCACGGCGTACAATTCTCCAAAGAAAGGAGGCAGCACATTGCGCAATTCCAAGCAGACAAGCGCCAGAGCCGCGACCGCGGCGTCGAAGGTGCTTCGTGACGGTCGAACCGGCAAGGCCAGCAAGACCGCCGCTGCGAGCGCTCTTGCACAGCGCCCCAGCAAAAAAACGAAATAATCTACCAGCTGAGCGAGGTGTTTTATGCGCCTCGCTCTTCCCTTTCTTCCCGGAACAGTGCTTCGATACTGCACGATGGAAAGAACTGATCGCGCATCCGGAACGCCTCGTCCAGATGCAGCGGCGATCTGCCCGCCAGTTTCCGCGCCATCGTGTCCCGACTGATGTGCAGCGCTTTCGCCATTTGGCCGATACCGATATTCCCACGTGCCATTTCTGCCCGCAGATTTACGTAATGGATGTTGGAATAGTTCATTTGGTTCACCTCCAATCGAATGAATAATGAATGCCCTTGTTTTCCCGCTCGGATATGATGGAATCGGCTCGAAGGGAGGCAAAGCAAATGCAGGAACCGAATCCGAAGCGTGTGATGGAATACGAAATGCGTCTCTATCACTGCCACAAAATCAAGCGGAATGTTCAGATCCTTGAAGATTACGAGGTCATCGACGGTGTTCGTACCCTAGTGCGGTGCTCATGTCCAGTTCACATGGGCACGGCATCGACCGACCGTCACTGCAATGGCATAAATGAGTTTGACTTTCCGTGTGGCTATGCTGACTGGCAGCAAACGAAATAACATCCTCCATCATGCCGTCCGTCATTTCACATGGCGGCGTGTAGCAGAAAAGGCGCAGGCAGCACTTTGTGCAGTCCGCCTTTTCTTTTTGGCAGTGCGCCCGCAGCGCCCTGTGAAGCTCCATAGAATCCATGTCCTCACCTCCAATTGAATGAATTATGTATTCTACTAAAGTAGAATTTTATTGCAAAACAAAATCTGAAATCGGGATGCCGGTGCATTGCGAAATGCGTTTAATAGTACTGACGCGCGCAATACCAGCGTCCTTTTCTATTCTAATGTACGCAGACCTTGAAATGCCAATATTTTTTGCCATCTCCTCTTGCGTCATTCCGGCGTATTTTCTGGCCTGTTCAATGGTAAACATTCGGCGTTCTTCCACGGCTATCCGCCTCCTTTCATCGCGATTATAATTCTACTTTGGTGGAATGTCAAGCGAAAAGTTCTAAAAGTAGAAAAGAATGTTGCTTTTTTGCTACTTCGGTGGTATATTCATGGCGTAATCATAACAAGGCGGTGCAAAATGAAAATAAGCGAAAAGATACGTAGATTGCGCGCTGATAACGATCTCACGCAAGAGCAATTCGGAAAGATCGCCGGTGTTTCCGGAAAAGCAGTGTCAACATGGGAGAGCGGAGAAAAAGAACCTCGCATGAAGGCTCTGCAACAACTTTGTGCGCACTATAATATAGACTTAAACGAATTTGCCGACCCAGATAGTAACTGCTATAATTCGGAGACATCGTCCAAGTCATCCAACTGCAGAAACGTCGTGAAAATCGCCGGCCGTGATGGTTCCTATGTCGAGAAGAAATTGAGCGACGAACAAGTCGCCGCTCTGAAAACACTCATTGACCAACTCCCCGAAGCCGATGACCTTTGATGTAATCCTCGAATTGCGCATATACCAGCCGCTCGAGCGGCGAGGTTAAGAAGCGCTGCCGCCGGTACAGCTCCTGCATGCGCGCCCACCGGAATTCGGACGCGGCGTGGCTGATGTCGCACAGCCGCTCGATGTCCTCGGCCGACTGCACGCCGCAGCCCCACAACACGCACGCTGGCGCTAACAGCCTAGATGCAAACACATTGGCCGCATGCTCGATGGGGTTGTCACCCGGCTCCGGCTCTCGGCACACGAGGTCATAACAGCCGACGTGGCCGAGGATGATGTGCCCCAGCTCATGCGCGCAGGTAAAGCGCTGCCGCGCCGGGATCGCCAGGCCGGACACCATGATCGTCGGCGCGCCGCCGATGACTGTGGACATGCCGTCGTTGCTGTCCCGCTCGGCCGGCGTATACCTCCGCACGGACACGCCCAGCGCGCGGCACACGCCGCTGATCCTGACCGGCAGCTCTGTCACCTCGCAGTCGATCAGGATGCACCACGACGCATCGCGCGCGTCCTTGTAGTCTTGATAGTTCACCTTTCATCGCCTCCGCGCTTATTATGCGCATGGGCGGCAGTGTAGCACAGTCCCTTTTATCGTACAGAGAAGAAAGAATAGACATTCCGACCATAAAATTATAAAATTGGTTTAAATCGTTGCAAAGCGAAAACAGATAAAAGGGGTGGAGTGTCATGAGTTTTTTTCATAAAAAACGCAAAAAAGCTTCAGAAGCAGCGCCAATTCCGAAGCATCCGGGTGAATAT